AATGCCAACGGAAATCTTCGGGGTATTCTCGGAGAACAAGACAACAATAAAAAGGAACAAGTAACATGAACCAAGTAGCAACAAAAAAAGAAGGAGCATTAGCAACATTTGATATGGAAGCTGATGCAGCACAAGGAGCTCAGAATATATCGCAGGAAGATCTTGCGTTACCTTTCTTAAAAATTCTGGGTCAGCTATCACCGGAAGTTAATAAACGTGATGGCAAATATGTCGAGGGCGCAGAACCTGGCAAAATAATCAACACTGTTACAAATGCATTGTACGATGAAATTAATGTTGTACCATGTCATTATAAAAGACAATACATTGAATGGGCAGACAGAGGCACAAGCACAGGTGCACCTGTAGCTATTCATGATGCTGATAGTGCTATCGTTGGTACTACCACTAGAGGTAAGGACTACAAAGATAGATTACCAAATGGTAATTATCTTGATAACACTGCAAGTCATTTTGTATTGACAGTAGGAGAGAATCCATCAACAGCATTGATATCTATGAAATCTACTCAATTAAAAGTTAGTAGAAAATGGAACTCAATGATGATGGGTTTAAAAATGCAGGGGAAAAACGGTTTGTTTACTCCGCCTACATACAGCCACATTTATAAACTATCAACCGTTCAGATGTCTAATGACAAAGGAACATGGTTTGGTTGGGATGTGTCTAAGATTGGTCCAGTCACAGACAAGGGAATCTATGACATGGCTAAAGCATTTGCTGAATCTGTAGGTAAGGGTGAAGTAGAGGCTAAACACGGTACAGAAGAAAAATCTGAATCGTCTCCATACTAAACGTATCCTAGGTAGTGGGCGTCTAAGCGAGAGTGGAAACGCCCACTTAATATTTTATGATAGAAAAATTTAGAAAGATATTTACAGGTCTTGAGGAAAGATTTGGTTACCATCAAATAGATACAAGTGTTGGTGATGGTAAAAAATCTGGAACCTCTTTTACTTCTTCTTATGCACACACAGAAGAAATGTGGAAAGCACATTTAGAAGGTACAAAATTTGAAGTTAAAACTAAAAACAAAACTATTCAAGCAGATAGTTTAGGGCTATGTCCCATTAGAAGTGATAGCACTTGTATGTGGGGTGCAATAGATTTAGATGAATACAAACCAAACGTAGAAGAATTATTTAAAAAAATAAAAAGTATAAACGTACCTTTTATACCTTTCAAGTCCAAAAGTGGGGGCATACATGTTTACATATTTTTAACAGAAGCTGTCCCTGCTTTATTACTGAGAGAAAAATTACATACAATAAAAAATATATTTGGTGATTGTAAACCAGATAAAATATTTCCAGTTCAAAAATATTTAAATTTAGAAAAAGGATCTGCAGGTAGTTGGATCAACTTACCATACTACAACGCTAAAAGCACAGAACGATACATGATAAAGGAGGATGGCAGCGCCGCCACGATCGAAGAGTTCTTTGAACACTACGAAAGAAATAAAGTTACTCCTGCACAATTAAAAAAATTAAAATCAAATATAGATGAAGGTGACTCTGGAGATTGGTTTCAAGATGGTCCTCCTTGTATGCAAGCATTAGCCAAATTTGGTGTACCTAAAAGTCAACGAAATGAAGTTCTTTTAGATATGACAAAGTATATAAAATTAAGATATCCGGAGGAGTGGCAAGATAAAACATTGGACTATAACAAAAAATTTTTTGAACCAATTGGAAAAGGAATGAGTTATAGTGAAGTTAACAATGTAATAGGTTCTAGAGATAAGAAAGATTATAAGTATAGATGTGATCAAGATTGGTTAAAAACATATTGTAACAGAGAAGAATGTGTAAAAAGAAAATTAGGTATTGGTGGTGGAATAGATAATGAATTGGTATTAGGGCCTTTATCGTTTGTAACTTCAAGTCCAAAGATATGGTACTTAGGATTCAACGGGGATGAAGTAAGATTGTATTCAAAAGAATTAGTTAAACAAGATTTAGCAAGAGAAGCAGCAACAGAACAAACAGGTAAGACTCCACCAAAAATAAAAAATTGGGATTTGCAAATAAGAACATTACAACAAAAAGCTACACCAATAGATGCACCAGAAGAAAGTTTACCAGAATTTAAATTAAAATCTCACTTAGAAGACTTTTGTTTTAATCTTAGAATTACAAAAGATAGAAAACAAATTGTAATGGGTAGACCTTTTAGTGATGGTAATGGTAAACGTAAATTTATATTTGATGGATTTTACAAACATCTACAAATGGAAGAGTGGAAGTTATCTGTAGATTTAACACACCAAATGTTACAAAAATGTAAAGGCATTGGTAGAGAAAAATTTCATATAAAAGAGGGTGTTAAGAAATGGGTATATGTTTTAGACGAAGCTGCTTTTGGCAGAGAGCCAGAAGTAGAACAAGATATTTTAAACTTTAAATCAGAAAGACAAGAGAATGACTACTAAGATAGATAGATTTTATAAAAGACGTTACAAGATATTAGGTGGACCTGGTTGTGGTAAAACAACTGAAATCTTAAAAATGTTAAAAAGAAACTTTGAGGCAGGAATGCATTTTGATCAAGTTTTAATGATAGGTTTTGCAAAAGCTACTGTGGAAAATTTACAAGATAGAGCGATTCATGACAAAACATTATCTTTATTTTTAACTGAAAAGCAAGCAGAGTCTATAAAAACAATACACAAGTTTTGTAAAGATCACTTAAATCAATATGAAATATTTAATGAGAGTGCAAAGAAAACTTTTAAAGGTTTGATAAAAACAGATCCAGACAACTGGCCTAAAATAGCAGACACTAACTATGATGGCACTGATGAAGTTGCTGTGGGTTGGAGTGAAGAACATGATAAAAAGTTTGGAGCCATCATGAATCTTATAGGTTTAGCAAAACATTCTTTAGGTTTTGAGAAAGCTATAAAAGTAAATGGTGAATACAAAATAGAAAAAGATCCATTACAAAGAATATTTCATTTTTATGATGAGGACGCTAGTTATTCTAGAGTTAGATATAAAAGACCTGAGATAAGTTATGTATTTAAAAATTTTACAAAATTTAAAGATCACTATCAGATGATAGACTTTGATGATATGTTAGAGAAAGCTTTAGCAAAAAACATAGAATTCAAACCATACAAACTTGTGCTCGTAGATGAAGCACAAGACTTATCTAAACTAGAATGGCAAGTAATATCAAAGATAGCTAGAAATACTGAAGAGTTGGTTCTTGTAGGAGATGATGATCAATCTATTTATGGATGGAAAGGATCTGATGCTAGAATATTTCAAAAGTGGCCATGTAAAAAAGAATGTGTACGATCTTTACCTAAAACATATAGATTACCTCCTGCCATATATAAAGTTGTAATGAAAATACAGGGGCAGATACAAAACAGATTAGGTACAAAATTTGAATGTGATCCAACAAAAGAAGGTAGTTTTGGTTTTATTGATTCACTAAGACTTTTAGGAAACAGTATTGATTCAAAATCAGACGTAATAATGTGCGCTAGAACAAATGCGATTGCACATAAATTTAAACAATTTTGTATAGATTACGGTCTTATATTTAAAGAAAAAAACTATGCTCACGATAGAGGCACTTCTTTTAAAACTATTTTTGATCAAGAAGATAGAAAACAATTAATACAAGCTTGGGATACTTTAAAATCAGGTGGAGTTATACAAGGTAAACAATATTTAAAAATGGTTAAAAAATTAGCACCTGGTTTAATAGAGTATGGAAAAAAAGGAGCTTTAGAACACGCTGATACACAACCACCAGAATTACAAGATCCAGATTTATATTTAAGTTTTGAAGATATAAGAGACAAATATTATTTTAAAGGTGATTCAAAATTAGAGTGGTTTGAAGTTTTAAGATTTGAAACAAGTAGTGAGTTATTTAGAGACAATGATCATTTAAATGCTTATTTAAAACATTGTTGGGAGAGAGATAATAATTTGGAGAGTAATATAAAAATTGCACCTATTCATTCCGTAAAAGGTATGGAGGCTGACATAGTAGTTGTAGATTCTAATTGGGGACCAAACTCTTTAAAATCTTACAATAGTGGTAGTCGAAAACAAGAAGATGAGGAAACCAGAGTATCGTATGTTGCAACATCAAGACCAAGAAAAGTTTTGATGATATATCAACATAGTACAAAAAATGTGTTTCCATTATTAACAAGACAATTTTTACGATGAAAAGGAGTAAACAAATGACAGACAATAATATGTTAGAGGAAGCTTTTCCTCAAGAAAAACAAATCGGAGGATCTCACTACAAATTTTTTCCGATTCAA